GACGGTGTAGACGTAGCAGCTAGAAACACATTATTTGGTGGTTTAACATCTAGCTCTGGAGTATTAAGTAACGGTGTTGTAGCAACAACACAAGGTACATCTGATAACTCAACTAAGGTTGCTACAACTGCATATGTAACTACAGCAGTTGCTAACGCAGAACCATTCCCATCTGGGACAAAGATGATCTTTCAACAGACATCAGCTCCTACAGGATGGACAAAAGTTACATCTAGTGTAGACAACAAAGCTCTTAGAATTGTATCTGGAAGTGTATCATCTGGAGGAAACCAAGGATTTACTTCAGCATTTGCAAGTAGAACTCCAGCCGGTAGTGTTGGTGCAAGCGGTAACTCTACTGCATCATTTAGTGGTAGTGTAAGTGGTAACACAGGTAACTCTGGAGCAAATACAAGTAGCGTATCGACAGGCGGAAACGTAAACAACCACACATTGTCTAGTAGCCAAATGCCTAGTCATAGCCATAGTTTCGCAATGAGATACTATAACCAGTATGAAAACCAAACAGCTCCACAAAGAAATAATCAGGGTGCAAACTCATCTCAAAACTTTAGTACAAACAACACAGGTGGAAGTGGTTCTCACAGCCATGGATTCTCTGGATCTAGTCACAGCCACAGTGTAAACAATCATACACACAGTTTTAGTGGTAACTTTAGTGGTAATACAGGAAACCATACACATAACGCTGGTAGTTTTTCAGGAACAGCTATGGACTTTGCAGTTCAATATATTGACGTAATTATAGCAACTAAGGATTAATGACACAGTTGAAACCCGGGACACTCTGCCCGCTAATCGGGGAAGACTGCCGTGGACTTGAATGTTCATGGTTTACACAAGTACGAGGAACTAATCCACAAACAGGCGAAGATGTAGATGAATGGGGATGTGCAGTTACATGGCTCCCCATGCTTCTTATAGAAACGTCAAACCAAGCAAGGCAGACAGGAGCAGCAGTTGAATCGTTTAGAAACGAGTCTGTTAATACCAGAAATATGCTAGCTGCTATGAGCCAAATGCCAAAATTAACAAAAGTTATAAATCATGACAACTAAAAATGTATGCGTCATTGTCCAAGACAAAGTAGTATCAGTAGATGGTGAATCCTATAAACTAAGTACTTGGTCTTTTGATGATGCAGCAACTTGGGCTATTCAATGGTATGGCTCAACAAAAACAGGAGATATTGAACCAGCTCCTGTAAACGGAAAGATAGAAGGTGCTAACGAAGATATTACTGAAAGCGATTATAATACAAAGGTTAAGCCTTATGTAGATGCTTGGGAAGTTGAAAAAGCTAGACAAGCTGAACTAAAAGCAGAAGCTGACAAAGCAGAAGCAGAAGCTTTAGCAGTTAAAATCGCCAATCGTGCAGCGGTTAGAAAATTAGGCAAGATACCTGTTGAAGACCAGATAGCAATTTATCCTAAAGGTACAACATCAGTGTGATCGAACAGCTATTCTCTATACCTGTACTAAATACTAAAGTTAAAAATTTTAGCCAAATACAGAACGAAATTACAGAAGGTATAAAGAAAAGTAAATTTACGATTAACCCAGATTGGGGTAGAACTCATTACTTATCTGACCCTACGTTTTCAGAGAATTGGCTTGTTAAACATAGTTGTAACACCCTAATGGCTGAAATAGATACACATGTAGAAGAGTATAAACATCTCTTACATACAGATAAAAAATATGAATTGATAAGCTCTTGGGTAGCTTTATTTAAAGAACATAATTATGGGCATATCCATAATCATGGTCTTGGTATATCCGGAGTTTATTATTATAAAGTTAAAGGTAGTACAGGTAATTTATTTTTTAAAACTGACAGAGGGTGGCAGGGTCGATTAGAAGCAGAAAGTGAAGAGGGTCGTTTGTATTTGTTTCCTAGTGATCTCGAACACGGGATTACTACAAATACAACTAATACATCAAGAATTAGTATCTCATTCAACTTCAAATAATAGAACTACCTCAAGCCCCTGTTCTAGAAACAATATCTATACCTTTACCTTCAGCTGACGTTCCTTTCTACAAACCTATGGTTGTTCCTCCAAATGATCTTCGAGATCATGAAGACGAACCTGTTAAAACTGTAGAAGAAACACCAGAACCACCTACACTTAAAATACCGTTTATTGAGCAACCAGTGCCTGCACCCTCTACTGAGGTAGTAGTAACTGCTCTTACAACGGCGGTTGTAGCTGTAACAACAACAACCTTGTCACAGCCTATAATCGAAAGTATTCGTAAAAAAATACAAAAATTCCTACAAGATAAGATTAGTAAATGGAGAAAAAACCGGAAGAAAAAAAAGGACTCCTCACAAGAATCAAAGAAGGAATAGACGATCATGAAGAACAGATGGTGGTATTGGGGGCGATGGTTCGTCTTGGTGTCGTTATCTGGTCTGGGTTTATCATAACCCTTAATTATGTCGAACTACCCATGGTTAAAAAGAGTCCCGGTGGGGATATAACATTCCCAGCTTCAATATTTACTGGAGCACTCGCCACATTCGGCTTGTCCACAGGCAATGGAAAAAACAAAGAGACAAAACCAAAGACATGACAAAATGGATAATACTCTTAACCCTGTTGTCACCCGCAGTAGCAAGAGCAAACACTGTAACGCCTCAGTTTACAACAGGGTCGATGCAGTCAACGACAACAACAACACAAACTATAACAGAAACGATAGAGCACGACGTACTAGGAGCCGAGGTAAAAACTTGGTCTGGTACAAATATTACACCAAGTGGCTCAGTTGGTGCAACCGATACAACTTATTCAGTTACAACAGGTGCAACCGAGTGGGATCTATCAATAACAACAAGAGATGCAGGGACAATAGAAACAATAACAATAGACAGAACTATAGAAACAGATTCTACTACCAACTCTTACTCTATCTTTGCACAATAGGTACACCTGTATTTGCTGAAGGAGAAGATACTAATGTTAGTAATCCTGTAGCTGCTGCTACTGGTAACGTAACTAATCAGGCAATACAATTTCAAAACAATGGTTCGTCATCACGTCAGGTATACGGTCCAAACATACAATGTAATGGATCTACAATGACGTTTAGCCCTTTCTATATGGGTAATCATAGCAAACCATTTGACGAGTTTATGCAGCCTAGTAGTTATACAATAGCAGAGAACTGGGGATTTCAAGTTAACTTTATGATTCCTTTAGATAAAGAAGGTTATAAGCAGTGTAAGCAAATGGCTACACGCTACGAAGAGAAGATGAGGCTTGAGTATGAACTTACTCGAGCCCATAAATGTGCGGAACTGATGCAAAAAGGGTTTATGATTAGACCCGGTACTGAGATGTCTGTATTATGTCAAGATATCGTACCTATAGTTTCAGTTAATCCGCCACTCAAAGACGACAAAAAACTATTCGGATTTTTTTAAATGAGCACCCTATCAGACGCAATCGCAGCACGTCAAAAAGCAGCTGCTAAAAAGAAAACAACTAAAAAAGAGGAGACTAAATAATGTTAGGATTACTTAAGCCACTTGTTTTAACAGGACTAAAAAGCCCTAAGTTTAAGCAATTCGTAGTTGATTTACTAGAAAAGCTAGTAGAACAAACAGATAACAAGCTAGATGATAAAGCATTAGCTATCGTTAAAAAAGGATTAGATATTGAGTAAATGGTTAGACCACTCCGAGACCCCATAATATCTCCTGATCCACTCATTTGGGTTCGAGATTGGGCATTAGAACCAGACTTTTGTGAACATGTAGTCGCAAAGTTTCAAGCAGAAGACGAAGATAACATTTATCAAGGAAAGACAGGATTTCCACCACGATTAAATCCTATAAAATCTTCTCGTGATTTAGGAATAGATTGTCATGAACATTGGATTGAAGAAGCAAACGTTTTTAGAAATACTCTAAGAGTAGCTTTACAAGAGTATGTTAATCATGTACAAAGCCATATAGTTCTACCAACATATGACCATAACAATCAACCAACTTATGCACAGTTTCCTATGTGTGATGGTGGAGGAATCAGCGATATAGTTGATTACGGATTCCAAATACAAGAAACCCAGCCTTATAATTATTATGATTGGCATGAAGATAGCCTTGTTAATTATAATGCTCGGCATGTGCGTTTGTTAACTTACATATATTATCTAAATGATATTTATGAAGATGGTTGTACTGAATTTTACAATGGATTTAAAGTACCTCCACGACAAGGTAGACTAATTATATTTCCAGCTACGTGGACTTATTTACACAGAGGAGGTATTCTTCACGGAACCCAGAATAAGTATATAGCTACAGGCTGGATGTGCAGAGATTCTAGTCGAGAGGAGGAGTTTCTTCAACAAGACGGAGAAGTTATTGAGGAGAACACAGAACTACACGACGAAGATATCGACGAACTTTTATATGAGCCTCCAACAGAAGGCGAATCAACATTAGAAACTATTTTACAATGAAATTATTTTTTGGTTTATCAACAATCGTGTTGGGAGCTTTAGGACCATTAGCTTTAGCACATCCACAAGTTCACCTACACGACCATGACTACGAAGAAACTGATATTGAACAGGTGGTTATTCTCGACGAATAATTGTGGTTCAACATTAATGGCAGCATTACTCTGCCGAACAATTAAAACATATGTGGAACCCCCATCATTACAACATGTTATAGCTGGAAGCTGTGTTGAGCCTCAGTATACTCATCATAATTTAGCTGATAAAGTTAGAGGGCAGAAAGTGTTTTTATATAGACAGCTGCCCTCCCAGATAGGTGCATGGATGCAAGAGATGGTAGTCTATGATCTTACGGAACAAGCAGAAAAGTGGGTTAAGTCTATAGAATTTATGAGAGCAGCTAAAAATCTTATTTTTATAGAGTCGAATGACTTCTTCTCAGACGTGCGTAGCACTATGGATTTAGTATGCAATCATTTTAAGATACCTAAAATAGAAAATTTAGGGTGGGCTAATCATAACATCAAAAATCTAGGACTGCAAGACATAAAACATGCTCCTATAATTTTACCAGAGCCACCAGACTATATAGGAGACTTTACTGCTAAAGATGGTATCATTGATTCAGATTTAGCGATGACTATACCTCAGATTTCTTGTATTGTAGACAAGCTACGAGAAAAATATCCACATCTTACAGAATACATGTAATAAAAACTATGGAAACAATCAAGAAACTACCCAGAAAAGCAACCGAAGAGAGTTTTAACGAGCTACATTATCTTGTTACAGAGGACTTTCTACATAGAATAAAAAGCGGAGAGGCTACTACACAAGATTTAAAAGCGGCATGTGATTGGTTAAAAACTAATGACATAACAGGCGTAGCTTTTGAAGGTAGTCCTCTTGATAAATTAAATAAGCTTTTACCTACTGTAGATGCCAACCTTGTACAAAGGAGGATGTATGGCAAGCAAAACGTCTAGGTATTACAAGAGAAACCCAAAAGCTGCTGCGAAAAGACGTAAACAGCAGCGGAAATATAACAAAACTCGAAA